CTTTTCATATTTGATTTGACTGTTTCAAACATGCTAGGTTTGTCTTCAAATTCTGCCATACTAATATTTAGCCCTTCGCAAAGACGTTGTATAGTTCGTTGCGTTGGGCTTTTTTTCTTTAATATTATGTCGTTTATAGTTGATAGGCTAACCCCGGTCTTTTTCTGTATCTTTGACTGATTAGCACCAGTTTTATCCATATACGTTATTAAAATGTCTGCAAAGTCTTTCATTTAAATCACCACCAGTATTAATCAGTTTAGTATTTACTAGTGAAAATATAACATGGGTTATCCGCTAAAGCAAATAAAAACGAGAAAATATAATAAAAGTTCCGCAAAAGCGTTGACTTTCTCCGCAACTGCGGATATAATTAAGTTGTAAACAATTAGGAGGTGCGATATGAACTATCTACGCCGGATGATGGATAGTCGGAACTTAAACGGCGCGGAAGTAGCTCGGGTTTCCGGCGTGTCAACGTCCCAGATTTCCGACATACTTCTGGGCCGAAAATCACCAACGGTTAGAACTCTTCAAAAGGTAGCGGATTCTCTTGGTTTTAGTATTGTCGTTGTTGATAAGAAAAAATCAGAGAACCGCAAAGTAGCCCAATAAAAGGAATTAACCTCCTAATATATCTATTTCGTGAGGTTGTGGAAAATTCCTAAAAATTGAAGGGAGGTGAAATGAATGGATAAAAAGTTTGACCCCGTTGAAACAAGGAAACAGTTAATAGTTGACTTTGCAACCTACACTTCATACTTAATGAAAATTAATGAAACTACTCCTGCAATGATTTCCGAAATAAGAGCAAGCGTGGAAAGTGCGACAGTTTTACTTAAGGGTTATTGGGAAATGGCAGAGTAATAAGAGGTGAAAATTCGTAAGTAGGAGGTGAAAAACCATGCTAACACATTTCGCCGTCACGTTATCTTTTATCGTCATGGCGCTCTGCATCTTGGTTGGCTGGTCAGAACAATGATACATAGCTTTTATGAGTGGCTAACGAACAATGGACAACTGACCTGGTGCGAAGTCGTAGGGGTTGCGTTAGTATATCTCGCATGTATGGTAGTTGTTGGTTGTTAAAAAAAGGGAGGGGCTGTGTCGTGGAACAACAGCCCACTGGGGTTAGCAACCCCACAGCTATATAGTAGCAAATGAAGGGAGGTGAACACCATACATAAAAACTATGGCAGATTGATTGCCAATGCCAGAAAAAATGTCGGTTATTCGCAGGAAACAGTGGCAGAAATGCTACATATCAGCGTTAGTTCAATGCGGAAGTATGAAACAGGCGAGTATTTACCACAAGAGGATATAATCGCTCAAATGGTTCGCCTTTATAATTCGCCGCGATTAGGGTATGAATGGTTGAGGCAAAACAGCGTTGGCGAAATGCTACTTCCGGAAGTAGCACATAAACCTGTTTACGAGATTTATGCAGATGTGTACAGGGGCATTAAAGAAGCTAAGCACTTAGAGGATAGGATGGGCAATATCACCAGGGACAACGTAATTGAACGTCACGAGCAACTAACAAATACTCGCGGCAGAGTAGTTTTTGAAAAGATTATCGCAGCAGCATTTAGCTATTTGGTACACGAAAAAACCACCCCTGCAAGGGTGGCGCGTTGAAGAAATATCATTTACCTAAATTATAACATAGGGAGCGTGAACAAGCAATATGAGTAAAGTTGAATTGATCGTAAACTCCAAGTCAAGGGGTAAATATAACGTAACTTTGCGGAATGTTCCCGGCGAATCCAAGGCCGATATTATGAAGCTGGCTATAGCGAATGTATCCCGTTTTGAGAATGTTCCGGAACGGTATATCAGAGTCAAGAAAGTGGAGGCGGTATAAATGGGTGACTTATCACAGTGCGGATACTGCAACCCACCAAGCCTATACTACTGCGACTATGTTTGTCCGATAGCACAAAGGGCGCAGGAGGCAGAAGAAGATGACGAATAGCCTATATGACCTATCCGCCGCCTACTTGGCGGTACTGGATGGGATGCCGGAAGATGTTGACCAACAAACCGTCAACGATACCTTGGAGGCCATCGACGGAGCTATAGAAGAAAAAGCGTTCAACATTGTGGCCTATGCCAAGGATTTAGAAGGGCAGGCGAAAATTATTGAAGTCGAGGAAAAGCGGTTGTCAGCAAGGCGCAAAGCCTATGAGAACCGAGCGAAATCAATCAAGACCTATCTACAGGGGACTATGGAAAAGCTGGGCAGGGACAAAATCAAAGGCGACTTATTCACGATAGCCTTGCAAAATAATCCCGGCACGGTGCAGATCAGCAATGAAAAAGCAATTCCATCTGAGTATTTGACGATTGTCCCGGCAAGCTATGTACCGGATAAGAAAGCGATTGCGGCGGCGTTAAAGGCTGGGGAAGATGTTCCCGGTTGTGAATTTGTACGGGGTAGGAGGCTGGCGGTGCGATGAGCATATTTAAAAAGGCTGAACGGTCAAAAGCTAAACTTCGTCTTTCGGTTAGTGGCCCAGCAGGGAGCGGAAAAACTTATTCCGCTCTCAGGGTAGCTTTTGGTCTTGGCAACAAAGTCGTATTGATTGACAGTGAGAATGGTAGCGGAAGTTTATATTCTAGCCTTGGCGACTATGACATATTCGTCATGGAAAAACCATATGAACCGGAAAAATTGATCAATGTTATCAAAGAGGCTGAAAAAGAAAAGTACGATGTGATCATAATTGACAGCCTGACTCACTACTGGGCTGGCGAGGGCGGCTTGCTAGAGCGGCATGAGAAGATTGGTGGGAACAGCTACACGGCATGGGCAAAGGTTACTCCGGTATATCAGAAGATGATGGAAACGATTCTTCAATCAAAATGTCATATCATTTTTACAATGCGCTCGAAACAAGACTATGTTTTAACTGAGAAGAACGGCAAGCAAGTACCTGAGAAGGTGGGCATGGCCCCAATTATGCGGGATGGCGCGGAATATGAGGTAACGGTAGCAATAAATCTTAATATGCACCACTTAGCGGAAACTAACAAGGATAGAACGGGACTGTTTGACAGCAAACAATGGACACCTAATGAGGAAACAGGGCGCATGTTGCTAGAGTGGCTAGAATCCGGCGCAGAGCCACCACAGCCACGACTAACGGATTTACAGCGTAAAAAGATGTTTGCCATGTCTAAACAAGCCGGAATGACAGTCGACGGTATCAAAGAGCATATCCATACTACCTACAGCGTTGATAGCAGTAACGATTTAACAATAGATCAGGCCGAGGATTTGATTAGCTGGCTGGATGATCGGATTAGTGAGCAGAAGGAGGCGGCAAATGAATAAAGCAACTATCTCCGGTAAAGCATGGGAACCGGAAACCAGATACAGCCAAAGCGGAACTTGCATAACGCAAGTCTCCGTTTCGGTGTATGACGGTAAAGACCAAGACGGGAAAAATCAGTATTTCAGCATTACAGTAAAGGCGTTTAAAGAGTTAGCTGAGCAGGTCGGCAACAGCATCGTCAAGGGTGACAATGTGATAGCAGCGGGGCGGCTGAAACTGGAAAAGTGGGATAGCCAGGACGGACAAAAACATAGCCGCATGGTGCTGATCGCAGAGAGCATAGGCAAGGATATACGGTTTGGTTCTAGCAAGCCAGCGCAGGAGGCCGCTAATCCGTTTGGCGGTCAGGTATTCCCAGAAGAAGAAATTCCGTTTTGATGATATGGAACGGTGCAGAATGTGCGGCAGGCCCATACGGGTGCAGGAATCAGTAAATCATCAGCATGGGCCGCGCTGCTATCGAAAGTATCAGGCAATGGGTAGCCCAGTGCAGACGGAATTTGAGTTTAGTGAGCCTAGCCGATTGTTTAAGCCGGAAATGTCAATGAGGGAGCAACATCAACGGGCCTGCGAGATTTTATATAAGTGGCAGTACAGAGCAGAGTAACCCAGTTTATTATATGCGGCGACTAAGTATTCTATGCAAGGAATAGGGTGATGATGTGAAATGGTTCAGAATGTACGGCGAGTTTGCCAATGACCCTAAAGTACAGGCGATGCCGGAGAACATGCAAAGGCGGCTGGTTATGCTGTTCTGCATGCAATCCAATGATGACCTTGATAACGCAACGGATGACGAAATTCTTTGCTTGCTGCGGATAAGCAAAGCTGAATTTAAAAAAACTAAGCAACTTTTTATAGACAAGGGTTTCATTAACGAACGTTGGCAGTTGATAAATTGGGGCAAGCGACAATTTGAATCTGACAGCTCAACAGATCGTAGTAAACGTTGCAGAGAAAAGAAAAAGACTGTTGATGCAACGTTGCAAGAACAGCAAAAAAACGTTGATGCAACGCCCCCAGATACAGATACAGATACAGATACAGAATTATCATCATCCTATAACCCTTCTTTACCGGAAAAGCCGGATGATGATGCCGCTAAGGTTTATCAAGCATGGGAGAACGGCATTGGGATGATTAACGGCACGTTGAAAGAGTTTCTTGACGATGCAAGCAAAACTTATTCACCTGTTTGGGTTATTGAAGCCATTAAAGAGGCAGTACGCTATGGTGCGAATACCTTCTCGTATGTTGATACGGTACTAAGAGGCTGGAAGATTTACGGGTTTAAGTCAGATAAACCGAGGGCTGCACCTAATAAGCCAAAGCCAAAATTAAAAGTTGTGGGTGAGGACTATGTTGACCTTAGATATTGAGTTGACCGACATGGAGGCCGAGAAAACGGTAGTGTCGGCAATGGTTTATAAACCTGCATTAGCCGATATTGGTCTTAGCGAGTTGACTAAATTACACTTTGCCAACCCTGATAATCAGCGAATTTTTGAGGCTGTTAACTCGCTGGCTGACACTGATCAGGAAATCAATGTTGTTGCTGTATGGAACATGGTAAAGGACGTTGTTGGCGGTGGTTTAAAGAGTCTACTAGCGGACTTTGTAGGCGACAGTGTATTCCGGTCTAGCGTTGATCGGCTAAAAAAAATCTACCAAGCCAGGAAGTTATACCAGCTTAGCCAGCAGATTGCAGAGGACGTTGGGAACAAGCTAAAGCCGGATGAAATAGCGGTCAGGATTGAGGATGCGCTGTATGAGGCGGTCAACGAGACTGAGATAGTGCCGATTGTAACGCCGCAAAAACAGGCTGAATTGATACTAGAAACAATAGGCGAACGGATGGACAAAGAGAAACGGTATAGCCAGTGTGTTTATACCTCATTCGAGGCATTGAATAAGCGAACAGGCGGCTTTGAAGCTGGGGATTTGGTGATTATATCAGGGCCGACTGGCGGCGGTAAAACAGCACTGGCAATGAACCTCATGCGTGACATTGCGGTTGACCAGAAGCTACCGATACTGCACATCAATACGGAAATGAGTCAAAAACAAATTGACATGCGGTGGGGCGCGATTATATCAGGTGACTACGGTGTAAATAATGCCACGATACGAAACGGCGAAATTTCGCAACAACAGTTTAGCAATCTAACGGCCCAGCTAAATAACATGTTCAAGTCGGAATTATACAGCGTGACTATAGCTGACTTGACGGTTCCTAAGATGCTATCAACGATTCGACGGTTCAGCAGGCAGAAGAAAATTAGGGCGGTAACAGTGGATTACATAGGCCGGGTGGACACTATGAACAGCAATAAAGACGATTGGAAACAACTCTTATCGGCGGCTAAAAAACTAAAAACGCTTGGGCAGAAGTTGGGCCTTGTAATTTTTATGATCGCTCAAAACAACAGCGAGGGAAACCTTGCAATGGCTGGTTACATGGAACATGAAGCTGATTTACACCTACAGGTTAGGCCGCTAACCGAGGATGAACTTGAAACGTATGCGCGGAGCCAAGAAACGTATTGGAACTATGCGATGCTGATAAAAAAAGGCCGGAGTAGCCCAAAGGGTAAAATTCCGATGCGATTTGTTGGTGAAAAACTGACGTTCGTTATGAATGACAAGGAGGCTATGCGATATGCAAGATTGGCTGCGGAACAACAAAAACCAAAAGAAGATTCTGAGGCTAATGAACCACAGGCCGAGGATAGTCAAAATAGTTCTTGGCAGAGAAGAAATTTTTCAAAATCGAGGCCAGCTTTTGCTTGACCGGATAACTAAACGGATAGCGTACTTGTTTGAAACCGGGACACAAACGGAAAGCCCTATTGAAGATAAAATGCTGGCGGCTCTAGCCGAAACACTTAAAAATCAAAAATGCAGGATTATTCCTCAATATCCGGTCGGAGATTACCGAGTAGATATAGCGATAATTTCAGACAAAGTAAGGATTGCGGTTGAGTGTGACGGTTATGCGTATCATTACGATAGTCCGGAAACGGTTGTAAAAGATAAGCAGCGCGAAAGATTCCTGATGATAAACGGATTCAATGTTATACGGTTTGCAGGTAGTGAGATTAACAAAGATGCGGAGGCGTGTTCATGGGAAGTGCTAACGCTATTAAGAAGGCTGGCAGCGGCGTGAGCCTAGCAAAAATAACTCTCGCCGGAATGCGCCCTATCACGAAAAAAAATCACACTGAGCGCACTAAATCAGGGGCCACGATACAATCCAAGGCGTACCGCGATTATGAAAGCAGTTGCCTATGGCTACTAAAAGGCCAATGGCGAAAACCTCCTCTGGTGGGCAGGATGAACCTGTGCGCCAGGTACTGGATGCCTAACCGGAGCGGTGAGCCGGATTTGATCGGGCTATTACAGGCTACGGCTGACATACTCGAAAAGGCTGGGGTAGTTGAAAATGACAAGTACTTTAGGCGGTTTGACGGTAGCGAGGTAGTGGGGATTGATAAGCATAATCCAAGGGTTGAGATAGAAATTGAGCTATTGGAGGGGTAGAGCGATGGACAACATTTTAACACCGGAAGATATTGAGTTTTTACGGGAACTGGGGCGAGAGTTAAAAACACAGGATAATGCAGCTACGGCAACACCAATTTACTTCACAATCATGCAAGAAGATATTACGACAGGGATAGATGAAGAATACGCTGACGGAATGTGCGTATGCGACTGCGAAGGTAATATTTTTATTGAAACGGATGATTTTAAAAAATTTCTTATAGAGAACTATGCAGATAGCTTTGATGCAGAAGAATTAGAAGATATGGAAATATGGGAACTATTTGGGCTTGCAGAACGATGCGGAGTAGATGACCTTACTTATACCGGATACAGAAATATTGAAAAACATGATGGAGTTTTTTTAACCAGAAAGGCACTTGACGATCATGTTAAGGCAAATTATTACCACTACAAAAAGAACCCAGTAAGTTATGCGCATCATGCTTGGCGAAATCCAGAAATGAAAAGGTTGCTTGAAATAGTTGAAAAGTTTGTGGAGGGGTGAACATGTATAAGGCGGTCAAACAGGTATGCGCCACATGCACACACTTGGATAGGCAAGCGTACCCGGGTAAGGCGGTCTGCTATATGCAGAATTCTACGGTACGGCATAAGGTGAGGCAGGCGGTACTGGTTAAACCTAGTGACAAGTGTGGTCGATGGGAAGGGGTGCAGTGATGGTTGAGTGTAAACATGGATGGATACCAGAAGGGGCGATATGTAGAGATTGCAAGGAAGCCGACCTACGCCAACAACTACAGCAGGCACAGGCATTATCAGATACAGCCGGAGCCGAACTACTCGAAAAAATTGGACAGTTGGAGCGTAAGAATAAGGCGTTAAGGTGCTGCGAGAACTGCGAATATGTGCGGTGGCTTTGGGGAGAGCGAGAATGTGCGTTAGACGGCAAAGATGCAGTTGAATGCGAAAATAATAACCATAATCACTGGGTAATAGCAGAAAGGCTGGTGAGTAAGGAATGAGCGAGGTAACATGTGAACAATGTAATTTAGGTTGCCCTGTTCCAAAACTTATGGATGGATTACAGGCCGAAAAAGCCAGAGCAAAAGCGGCAGAGGCTAGGGTGGCTGAACTGGTGGATGTACTGGAGTTTTACGCTGATAGAAATACTTATTTTGCAGCCCGTAAAGCCCTAGCCAAGGCAGAGGACGGTGATAGCAATGCCTGATATTAAACCTTGTACTAAATTTACAAATTGTTCGCTTGAAGATCAATTCCGATCAATGGACAGTGAGCTTGATGAAGTTGCAACAGCACTCGTTGTCTATCTTGAAGCTAAGTCAACCAGAAATGTTAATCACTTAGCAGAGGAAATAGTTGACCTGCAAACAGCTTGTGAAACTATGTTGGCGATCATAAATGTTGATGTTGACCAAGTACGGCAGCGAGTAATTGATAAGAATGCGGTAAGAGGATATTACAAGGAGGCGACCGGCAATGCCTAATGTTTTAAAATTATTGCAAGACTTCGAAAAAGTTAACATTCTTGTCGGGAAAAAATGTATGTACTGCAAAGCGAATGCTGATGGATTTTCAATGAAACATTACCCTGATTGCGAATTAAAACTGGCAATTGACGATTTAAGCCCCAAAAGTGACCACGCCCAAGAGAATCAGGTGGGTGCAATGGGTATTTCTGCAACAAGGAGGTCTGACGATGCTGATCGACAGCGTAGAACTTCTCAAACGCTAATTCGAGCGTTGGAACAGGAGGCGACCGGCAATGTCAAGTAAAACATATTGGGAAAACCTCTTTAAAAGAATAAGGGAAATGCCAGACGAAGAATTTGCCGAGTGGGTTAAAAAGGCTGAAGATATGCCGGAATTATTCGCGGTAGAAAAGGAGGCGACCGGCAATACAAAAACTGACTAACATAATATACCACCTGCTATGCACTCCGCCCGGTTGGCTTGCGCTGATCGGTGCGAGTGTAGCAGTGGCAGTAGCGATAAAGGGGAGATGAGTAAACATGAACAAATTTAAACCGGATAATACAAGATTGCCTATTTATAATTGGGCGACTGAACTCGAAGAAACTGCAAAACAGCAAATCTATAATCTTGCAAATTTACCGTTTGCATATCATCATGTAGCACTTATGCCGGACTGTCATATGGGTTATGGTATGCCGATAGGCGGCGTATTAGCAGCTGAAAATGTTATTATTCCAAATGCCGTAGGCGTAGATATAGGCTGTGGAATGATAGCTGTTCGTACAAGCGCAAAAGAAATTACGGAAGAGCAGATAAAAAAAATAATCGGTAAGGCAAGAGAAGTAATCCCCGTTGGGTTTCAACATCATAAGGAAAAACAGGAGAGCCAAGTATTTGATCATGCACCGTTACATATTCCAATTATCAAACAAGAGATAGAATCGGCTAAATATCAAATTGGAACGCTTGGCGGCGGTAATCATTTTTTAGAGATACAGCAAGGCGACGACGGCTATATATGGTTAATGATTCACTCGGGCAGTCGTAACCTCGGTAAAAAGGTATGTGATCTCTATAATAAGTTAGCCACTAATAATAACAAAGAATACTACTCAAGTGTACCGGCTGATTGGGATTTAGCATTTTTACCTTTTCCATCTCTATCGGCGCAGGAATACTGTGAGGCTATGGAGTTTTGCCTTTTATTTGCTTTTGCGAACCGTGGTAAAATGATGGGCCGTTTAGCCGAAATATTTTACGATGTAACAGGGCATGCCGAAGAGGAACATATCAATATTCACCACAATTACGCCTCGATTGAAAATCACTATGGCAAAAATGTATGGGTTCATCGTAAAGGTGCAATTAGGATGCGTGAAGGGGATATTGGTATTATTCCAGGAAGCATGGGAACGTCATCGTATATTGTTAGGGGCTTAGGAAATAGAGAAGCGTTTATGTCCGCATCACATGGTGCTGGACGAAGAATGAGCCGAAATGAAGCCGATAAAACGATAACCGAAGAACAGGCAAATAGGTCGATGGATGGGGTTGTTTTTGGTCGGTGGGGTAAAAATCGTAAAGGCGGTCTTGACCTGTCAGAATGCCCGTTAGCATACAAAAATATTGAAGAAGTAATAAGTAACGAAGCAGATTTGGTAGAGCCTATTGTAAAATTAATACCTCTTGGTGTGATGAAAGGATAAGGGGGCGTGAGGTAATGGGTAAGTGGCGTAAAAAGCCTGTAGTGGTTGAAGCGGAAGTATACAAGCCGGGTATGGAAGATGGCTATACAGAATATTGTGGATGGTATGAAACACCAAGTACCAGGATGCCGTGTGGTAAAGACCATGCCTGTGCAATATGCGCTAGGGAGCACCATTATTATCGGCCATACATAAATACACTCGAGGGGCGGCATTACATTACCTCTACAGACTATATAGTGACCGGGATAAAAGGCGAAAGATACCCAGTAAAAAACGATATATTCCATGCGACGTATGAAAGGGCAGAGGAGGCGGCAAGTAGTGACTAAGGATGAAATATTGGCAATGGATTTTACTACGCCAATAGGAGGTACAGTCGGAAAGTTTACCAAGGTTATAAAAGAAGAATTTGAAAAATTTATAAAAAATTACCCAAATAAATTAGATAAAGACTATAACATGATTTTTGAACCACCACATTTAATGTATTACGATTTCACATCAGGCGAAGGGTATAGTGCTACAGTGGCCTATATTTCATTAGATAGTGAATACAATAAGGCATTTAATGATGAATATTACATACGGAGTAGCATGTATGCGATGCAGAAGTATTAAGGGGAGGCCAGCAATGATAAAGACCAGTAGATGTAAGCAAGTACAAAAGGTCGTTCAACATTATATCAGGCGACAAATACCTTTTACTCTTAAAGGAATTAAATTAAAAGTAAGCCGTTCGATAGATTTACGGAGAACGGACAACGTGAGAATTATGAATTGTTGTTTTAAGCCAGCTAATAGCAAACGACATAAAAGGACGATAGGGATAAAGATAACGGATAATAAAATTAAAAGAATTGAATTTCCTATGTTTGTTGTTTCAGAGCAACAATATAATGATGGCTGTATAGCAGAAAATTCATTTTTTTAAGGGCGGATAATACCGCCCTGTTTGGCGTTGGGAGGGGATAACATGCAAATTATAGTAGATGGCGTAAGGGTGACATATACGGATGATATTAGCGATAAAGAGGCTACACAGTACGCGCTCGATGAGATTGCCGAGTGGAAGGGACAGCATAAGCAAATTGATTGGATGATGATTAAACTTGATGGGGATGAGGCTGTGATTGAGGCGCATGAGCGGTCACCGATTAGGAGGATCCGCCGAATTACCGGTTACTTATCCGAGGTTAGCAACTTTAATGATGGTAAACGTGCGGAACTTATAGACCGCACCAACCAAGACAACCAGGAATATAACTACCCGTCAGATAGAGAGCGGTATTTAGAGAGACAAGCATTGCTAGGAGACTGATTGATTTTGTGGGGAGGGGTTAGCGTGGTTAAGATGTGGTGCATAATGACGGTTAGCTTTTTCATAGGGATAACGTTACTTAAATTTATTTTGGGATTACCTATAGAGGGTTGGGCACTTATGTTAATAGGCGGTACGGTAGCATTTGCCAGTACAGCATTCGCGGAGTTTATTGATTGATTGATTTTATGGGGAGGGGCTTACCTTATGGATAGACAAGCTAAAAAGAAAGTTGCACAGTGGTTATACTCGATACCCCGGACTGAGTTGGCAATAAAGAACTTAGAGGATTCGCTAGAAGCGCTTACTGATCGGCTACAAACGCCACCAACGTGGATGAGTAACCCTGATGCGCTGGGAGTTATGGGCGGTAGCGAGGGAAGCAGACAAGAAACATGGGTAGAGTTTTTGGACGCATATCCGGCAAGGAAATCATTCTTAGAGGACAAGCTAGAGCAGCACAAGCGAAAGGTAAAGCTGTACTACGACACTCTGGATGTTATGCAAACAGAGAATTGGGGCAGTTTAGGTCGGGAAATTGTGGAGTATAAATATTACAGGCACGTACAGCCTGACTTAAAAATATATTCGCTATTGCTATTCTGCGCTCAGCCAACATATTACCGGATATTGGACAGGGCATTACGATTCTTCCATGATGTTTTGCCGGGAGAGATGATAGTTTCATGAGAGTAAATTAAGCAAAATACCTGATATTATAGGGATGTAGAACGATTGTTCATTACTACCTTCCTCGCTTTTGGGGCTTCGGCCCCGTTGTGTATTCAGCGGAAGCTATTAAATATAAGGACGTGTTAATGTGAAAAAGTATATTGGCGTTAAGATTATTCAAGCTGAACCCGCCAAGTCAACTAAACACGCTGGGAACCATAAACCTGGCGAAGATGGCTATAAAGTAGTATACCCAGACGGTTACGAAAGCTGGTCACCCAAAGATGTATTTGAGGAAGCGTATCGCAAAATTGATGGTATGACGTTTGGCTTGGCTATTGAAGCGGTAAAACAAGGCAAGAAAGCTTGCCGCAAAGGATGGAATGGCAAGAAACAGTATATTGAGCTTGCGACAAACGTTAGCTATATTAACCCAGCAGGGAACATCGCGAACGTAGATCATGAGCAGATGGGAAACAAAGCGATTGCGTTTGTAGGAACTAGCGGCGTTCAGCTTGGATGGTTGGCAAGTCAAGCTGATATATTATCTGAGGATTGGCAAATAGTATAAACATTAGAGGTTCTGCATTAGTGCAGGACCTTTTTTATTTGAGGTGATAATATGCCGACAGTAGAATGTGACCGCCGCGACTGTGAGCATCACGGCATAGACAATTGCACAGCTAAAAGGGTGAAGTTAGTCAAGGGACAGTGTACCGAGTATGAGCCGAGAGGTAGTACGGCACTCAACCATGAGCCTGTGAGGCAAGGGCGCAGGAATGGGGTGCTGAGGTAAGTCGCACTTAGGAGCCTGCTCTGTTAGCAGACTCAGGGGAGGGACGATGTTGACCAAACCAAAACGGATTGTTGATAAAAAGTTAATCAACAATATGACCGGCGGCTATTGTGAGTATTGCGGCAGACAGGCATATGGGCAACCACATCATATTAAGACGGTAGGCAGCGGCGGCCCTGATATAAAAGAGAATTTAATACAACTAAGCTGTAGCGATTGTTGCCACGACAAAGCACACCGAGGGCTAATACCTAAGGCTGTGCTTTTTGCTATTGTGGCGCGGCGTGAAGGGGTTACGCCAGAGGAGTGCAGGAGGAGAGTATATGACAATAGCAGATTGGATGTTTGCGTATCCTGACAGAACCTTTTTAATATTAATAGTGTTTGCTGTTGGTAATTGGTTTAGGCGGTGAGATTATGCTAACTGATGAACAAATAGCAGAGCGCGACCCTGCTCTATTGCAGCAACGATTACTATTGATAGAGCGTGAGATTGAGCAGATAGGGCCGGAGTTGATTAAGGCGAAGATGAAGTCAACCGAATGCGACTTCAAGCTAAAAATTCTAAAGGAGCGCAAGTCAGCATTGCAGAGTACGCTTAAATCTGTTAGCCAATTTTAGTTTTACGGTATTTACAAGGCTTTACAGCATGAAATGAGGTGATGACATGGCTAGTATCAACAAAATAGACAGTTTAGGGCTAGGCGAGTATATACTACAATTGGCTGGTGAGGGCAAAGGTAGCCGTGAAATCTCTACTATACTTGACACTGTAAAGGGTGTAAAAATATCTCACGCAAGTGTAAATAGTTGGCTAAAGTCGGTTCGACAGGAACGAGCAGAGACAACTAAGGCCGTTGTACAGGAAACAATCAAGGCTACAGTGCCACGTGACCTGCAAATATTAGATGAGCAAATAATGCAGTTGGATGGCTGGCGTAAAGATGAAACTTTGAAAATTAGTGATCGACTACAGATTATTAGAGAGCAACGCGCGACCATTTCAGTTAAATTAGACAAGAGTGGTGCAAATGAAAATGATATTAGTGACTTTGCAACCGCTTTGCAAGCGGCACGAGAGAGGGCCAAAAATGTATAAAAAGTCCACGGCACACAGACTTTTTGCATAAAAACAGTAATATGTAAACTACTTTTACAAGTAGCGTTGTAGACCAAGGGTTTGTGAGTTGTCATAATCACTTATTATCGGACGTTGGTGAAGTTATGGTTAACTTGGAAGAATATTTTAATGATGTGGCTGAATTGGACTTATCCAATAATCCGCTGGCATGGGTTAAGTATGCTTTTGCATGGGGACAAGGCGAGTTGGCTGAATTTGATGGTCCGGACGAATGGCAGATAGACATCCTTAATACCGTGGCAGATAGGCTAAAAGCTGGTGACGATATCGACGATGTTATCAGAATCGCAGTGGCCAGCGGCCATGGAATTGGCAAATCTGCTTTGGTTTCGTGGCTGATATTGTGGGCTATGACAACCTTTGAGGACTGCAAGGGCGTTGTTACTGCCAATACAGACAATCAGCTTCGTACTAAGACATGGGCCGAACTGTCTAAATGGTATCGGCTCTGCCTTGTCAAAGACATGCTATCAATTACTGCGACAAAGCTATCCAGCGCTGATTCTAAGCACGACAACACCTGGAAAGTTGATATGATTCCGTGGTCGAAAGAGAAACCGGAGGCGTTTGCTGGTCTGCACAATAAAGGCAAGCGCATTTTAATTATATTCGACGAAGCCAGCGCTATCGCGGATATGATATGGGAAGTAACCGAGGGCGCGCTGACTGATGAACACACACAGATCATGTGGTTTGCGTTCGGCAATCCGACCAGAAATACTGGCCGATTTAGAGAGTGTTTTGGCAAGTTTAGAAAACGGTGGGTTACTAAGCAGATCGACAGTCGGTCGGCCAAAATGACCAACAAAAAAGAGATTGACCAGTGGATAGAAGATTACGGCATAGACAGCGACTTTGTAAAGGTTCGTATTCGCGGGATGTTTCCAAACATGTCGGCACGCCAGTTCATCAGTATTGAGGACGTTGACAAGGCGTTTGGCAAGATATTACGCGATGAACAGTATAATTTTTCACCTAAGATCATTACCTGTGACCCGGCGTGGGAAGGTGATGACGAATTAGTCATAGCCAAGCGGCAGGGACTGGCGTTCTCGATATTACGTGTCATCCCAAAAAATGACAATGATGTGCAGGTTGCTAATATTCTCGCTAACTTAGAGGATGAATACAAGGCCGATGCGGTTATTCTTGATGCTGGATTCGGTACTGGGATTGCATCAGCAGGGCAGACGATGGGCCGACGATGGCACTTGATATGGTTCTCTGGCGAATCCCCGGATGCTGGTTGTCTCAACATGAGGGCGTATATGTGGAAACAAATGCGTGATTGGCTAAAACAAGGGGGCGCAATACCAAAGGACCAACAGCTTTATGATGACCTGATCGGGCCAGAAATAGTGGCGCGGCTGGACGGAAAGTTGCAGATTGAAGCTAAAAAAGATATGAAAAAGAGAGGGCTACCATCGCCGAACAAGGCTGATGCGCTGGCTCTCTCTTTCTCTGTGCCGGTAAGGGTTAATAGACCACGGCAAGCAGTATCCAGATACGACCCATTCAAAATAAGGTAAGGTGACCATATGAACGACTTAATTAATATAGCCGGAGGATTCGCGGTTGGGTGTGCGTATGGCGCTATTCTAACCGCTTATTTGTGTTTCCAAGTGCTACTAAAAAGGCGGCGAACCCAAAAAAGGAGGTATAAGAATGTGTGGACTATTTAAGACACCGAGTATAAATACAAGCACGACGACGGTATCAAAGGCTGACACCACAAGTGCGGCTGATACGGCAGCAGAACAATTAGAGAAGCAGAAAAAGAGACAAGGGTTTCAGTCAACCATAGCCACTAGCGGTCAGGGCGTAACATCAGCGGCGAATACTCTAAAGACACAGCTTGGAAGTTAGTTATGGACGATAAGAAACAGAAAGCAATTAAATATTATAATGCCAAATTAGCCAGACTGAAAAAGATTCGTACAAGCTATGAGTCAACCTGGGCAGATATACTCGACAACATTGCACCTGATTTAAAAGGATATTTGAATACCGAAAATAACGATCGTGGCGAGAGAGAAGATCAGCTAATATATGACACAGCGCCTACTGACTATTGGCAGAAATGCGCGGCAGGGTTATTTGCAAGCATATCTTCACCGTCAAGGCCATGGGCGCAACGCACTATGGCTAACGATGAAGACAATGAGATACCTGGGATTAGGGCGTGGCTTGATGATGTAACCGCTAAAGATCGTAGTATCTATCATCAATCTAACTTCTATCGTGGCGCATTCAGTATGTATGCTCAGTTATCAGCCGTAGGCGTTGCAGTAAAGATATTCGAACCTGACTACGATAATATTATTCACTGCACTGTCCTAAATGTTGGCGAATATTGGCTAGGCATCAACGGCAAGGGCTTGGTTGATACGCTGTTTAGAGAGATCACCTACTCAGCAGGTAAACTACAGGAGTTATTTGGCGAGGAAAACCTGCCAGTCTCTGTCAGAGAGAGCATTACTGACACTAATCCAGACGGTAGCGACTACAAGGTTATACACGTCATTGCGCCTGACACGCAGAAACTAGCGCCGTTTAAGAAACCTTGGGTTAGCATGTACTACATGAACGACAAGTTCGGCGACAAGCAGATAATAGACATCAAGGGGTATAAACAGAAACCGTTTGCCGCTCCGCGCTGGTACGCCAACAATAATGAAACATACGCTAAGATGTACCCAGGCAGGAACGCTCTTGGCAATTGTAAGCAGCTACAGAAAATGATATATGACTTCATGTGCGCTCTTGAATTAGAAGTACGGCCGCCAATGCAAGGGCCGCCAATGGCTGGCGACTTCCAAGGGTTGATTAGTGCAATACCAGGAGCATACAACGCCATAGCAAGCGGAACGCCTGACGCTACTATCAAGAGGTTGTTCGAGACTAATCCGCAATTTGAGGTACTTTGGCAAGCAATAGCTGATAAAAAACAGCAAATAGAATCTCAGTTCTATAATGACCTGTTCATGCCGATTATGTCTAACATTGAAAAGGAAATGACCGCTACCGAGGTCAACCAGATCAGCGGCGAGAAAATGGTTGCGCTTGGCGCGGCCTTGGAGAATTTTCACACTGAATACCTCAATGTAGCACAAGATATTCTATTTAGTTATGCGACTGAAGCTGGCGTATATCCTAACATTGGCGATTACGTTGCCGAAGATGATTGGCGCAAACTACAAGGGCAGGACATTAAGACTGAATATGTAAGCATCTTGGCTCAGGCACAGAAATACACCGATGCTAGTAAGATAACCTCAACGCTACAATTAGCTGGGATGTGCGGCCAATTAGACCCAACAGGCCAATGCTTGCAGAAACTTGACCTAGCAGAAACGATTGCAGAGGGTGCTAAATTGTATGGCGCTCCTGGCAAAATGATTAGATCAGATGAACAGTTACAGAAAATGGCAGAAGCACAACAACAGCAGGAACAAATGCAGCAGATGATGCAGGGAGCCAGCACGGCGGCAGATGTAGCGCAAAAGGCCGGAAGTATACCGATGGACACTGATAATGCTCTTACTCGCATGTTAGGGGTGCAATCATGAACGATTTAAAAACAATGTACGCAGGGCAGAGAGAAGTCGACAAAAAAATTAAACTCAATAAGCTAAAGCATGAACATATTATTAATACCGTAATGGAATCACAAGAGGGCCGGGATTTTGTTAAATATATCCTATGGTTATTAAAATTTCATCAGCCAAACAGCGAAAACTCAGCTAACGTATACAAGACAGCGGCATTGCAGAATGCGGCTATTTTTATTTATGAGGATATTTATTCGATTAACCCTGACCTATGCGAAAAAATGATGAGGGAGGCTAGAAACAATGACATTAAGCCGTAATAAATACGTTGTTACCCCGCTTGCGGTGATATTAGGTAGCGGTGGAACGTTGTCTAATGCGGATGGTAATGCTACTATCTCAGGCTATGTGGTCACGACAACAGACAGTTTTACGCAAATACGGCTATATAACTACGGTTCGTCGGCAGGAACAATAACGGTCAATGGATTTGCATTCCCTGTTCAATCAGGAGAATCGTTCGAAATTGACTTTGAACCCACTACGACAATCACGATTAGCATAGCCGGGAATTTTTCGTCTGTGCTGTTAGCTTAAGGTAAAGGTGGTAAAAAGAAATGATACCTGACAAAGTTAAAATTGAAGGACACACATATACGGTTAATTTTGCAAAAGTACTGCTTAATGATGGCGTGAAAGGGCAATCTTGCAATAATGGGTTATGGATAACGATTGATCCAGCACTTCCAAAGCAAAATCAAGAAAGCACCTTTCTACACGAACTTGGAGAACAAATTTGCGATTTAAATGATATTACCCTTGAACATCAAACATTAACTACTATCTTTAGGGTTCTATATCAAGTGCTAAAAGATAATAAGATTACTTTTGAAGGTTAATACCTTCTATTTTTTTATATCAAAATTGAGGAGTGATAACAATGGCGCAGGATAACACCCTAGCCTTTGACCTGCAACTATTTGCAGAGGAAACGACAGAACCAGAAGTGATAACAGAACCAACCGAAGTCACAGAAACAACAGGGCAAGAAGCTACTACTAAAGCGGAAGAAGGAGCACAGTCTGGCGACGATAGCAAACCGACAGAAACTAGTAGCGGCGAGGACTTGCTTGCTGATTATAATCCTACCTTGCCAGAAGGATTTACCATTAATGATGATTTGATGAAAGAGTTTATACCAGCTGCTAAAGAGTTAGGCCTTAATCCAAAACAGGCTGATACGTTAGTAGGCATTGGCTCTAAGGTAGCACAAGTCACTGCGGAGAAGGTGATAGCTGATATTAAACAGCAGTGTGAAAATGGATACTCAGGTTTTTTAGAGACAATGAAAGGCTCTGAAAAGGATATAGGTAACGCCAATGCACTGATTGAGCATTACGGCGGTAAAGAGGCAAAAGAAGGTTTACATGCGGCTATGACAGCGTTATCAGGATTCGCGCCTGATTCTGTCAAGCCGTTTTTTAATGCCCTTTTAAAGATGGGCAAGGACTTTGCTGACCCAGAAATGCACCTAGGGCAGCCTGCACCACAAGAAGCAGAGCGCTATCCGGGTGCGCCGCAAGGACTAAAATTTAGATAGGAGGACATTAAATGTCTACTTTAGGATCAGATGTAATCACAACCGCTGAGCTTAGATCGTCGATCAAACAAAATGGCGGCGATGCTACAGTCTATGAAATTTTGGAAAAAAATTCTTATGTTGTTCAGCAAGGTCGCTGGGTTGAGGGCAGTTTACCTAACGGAAACGAAGCTTTCTATCAAGCGACCACTGCTACTGCAACGAAACGCGACTATGAACGTGGGGTTGCTAAAAGCAAAACAAACGAAATTACAACAATCGATTTGTCCATGCAATACGCCGCTAATATTGAAGTGGATATATCGAAATTAGAGACCAGACCTAACCCACAGGCATACTTGCAACGGCAGGAACACCGACAGATTGTCGCGATGAATACGGATTTCGAAGATTCATTTTTTAATGGAGACCCTACCACTGACGTTAGAGATATTAAAGGTCTGGCTAGTAGATTAAGTTCTATCAGTAGCACGTATGGCAAGCCTGGTTATCAGGTGTGGGATGCCGGAGGTTCTTCCAATCTTACTAGTTTGTATTTGGTAGGCTGGGGAAACGGCGGAGTTGTGTTGTTTTATCCTCTTGGGTCAAACCAGGGCATTTCCCGTATTGTTAAACCCCAAGAACGTGTTACCGATGCTGACGGGTATGTGTACTATGCGTACTGCGTTTACAATAATTGGAAGGTTGGTATGAGTGTTGACGACCATCACGCTGGACTGTTGAGGGTAGCAAATATATCTATTTCTGATTTAGAAACATTCGGTACGGCTGACGATACTTCGCCTGATTTAGTAGGTATCACCATGAGAGCATTGGAGCGCGTTAAAATCGATCCAAGCCTCAATTATTGCTGGTATGGAACCGAGGCGGTTATTGGTCATCTTAAAAACCAATGTATCCATACCCCTAATGTTAATTTAAACCTAGAGACATTGCAGGGCGGATTCCAGACTGTACGTCTTGGCGGTATCCCTGTTTATAAATCGTATCAAATTTCAAGTTCAGAAACGGAGGTGAGCTAATTGGCTATTTTAGATGGCGACAATATTTTTGGCGAAGCTGTTGCCAATACAGCTATTGGAACATATACGACCGATATTATAGACTTAGGCGCAGACCATGTTGGATATAACCAAAAGGTTATTATCAATGTTACTACGGCTTTTGCAACGTCTGCATCCGGGACTGTAACCTTCAATATATTAACTTCTGATTCATCTTCTATGAGTTCTACCACAACGCTATGGACCAGCGGAGCAATTGCGGCGGCTTCACTAACAGCTGGAACAGTTTATGAATTTACTCTTCCATGGAAAGTTCTACAGTATCTAGAAGTGCAGCAGGTTATTGCTACAGGCGCGTTAACTAACGGTAAATTCACCGCTTATATTGATAGTTGCACCTCACACAACCTATAAAGGGGGTGATTAAGTGGGGTTAAAATCAAATGCAGGTATTAGGCAAATGGCAATATACTTGCAAAACGCAATCAGCGGATATGTCACTCTAACCGGTACTCAAACACTGACCAATAAAACATTGACATCGCCTGCTATTACAGGGGCAACTATAACTGGTGGCACATCGTCAGCTAAATTAACGTGTACGGCTTATACGGCAGCAGGTGCTATTACTTATACGAGCGGTAGCAATGTGGCTGTAATAGCTGGTACGGCGGCAATAGCAATGACTCTATCAGCACCTACTACCACTTATAACGGCACGGAGATCACTATTACCAATACTACCGCTTTCGCTCATACGGTAACAGGCACATTCTATAACGGCACATCAGCCGCTAAAACCACTCTGACTTTCCCTGCTTATATTGGGGCAAGCATCCGGCTCGTGTCTTATGGAACGTACTGGATTATATTGGGGACTAACAACGTAACATTGGCTTAGTAATGGGGAGGGTAAAACCTCCCTATCCTCATTTTAGGAGGCAATATGAACAGACTTGATGTTTGCAATCTAGCTCTTATGTATATAGGCGTAACTCGCCCAGTACAATCCTTCTCAGAAAACTCCACAGAGGCGCAATTGTGCAACCGTGTTTATGATACAGCCAAAGAAATAGTTTTAAAGGCATTTGCATGGGAATTTAGTAAAATCACAGCCGCATTGACTGTGACTACTGAAACCAGCAATAAATTTGAATATGTATATGAATACCCTGACGATTGTATCAGGATTTTATCTATAAGTGATTCATCCGGGATAGGTGTAGACCAGCAACCTTTTGAAGTATCGTCAATTGTAACTGATTCGCTACCTTATAAGCGTATTCTTACCAATGTTAAGAGTGCTTATGCAGAATATATCCTCAATGTATATGAAGAAGCATTACCCGGTGAGTTTCTGGACGCTCTGGCCTGGAAGGTAGCGACAATGATCGGCACAGGGCTTAGCAAAACTCCACAGACAATACAATTCGCCAATCAGATGTATGAAATTTCATTAAGCAAAGCACAAAAGGCCAGCATGTATGAGAAACCCCAAACCATAATCAATAGACCTTCGTATCTGGCATCGCGGGGAGGCTGGTTACATGGCAAGTTCTAAAATGCAACCTAGTTTTGCTGGCGGCGAATTTGCTCCTTCTATGCGGCGTAGGGTAGACTTCGCTAAATATCAAGTAGCAGCAGACACCATGGAAAATTTAATTGTGCTACCGCAAGGTGGGTTCCAGGCGCGAACAGGCACACAGTACATATATTCCACCAAAACGGCGGCAAATAAAGCGAGGTTAGTACCTTTTTCCTTTTCTATTACTCAGGCTTACATACTTGAATTTGGCGATTATTATATGAGGGTTATTAAGGACGGTGGCCTTGTAGAGAAGACTACAAGCGATACCAGCGCATGGGCAACGTCTACGGCTTATGCTATTAGTGATTTTGTAGTAGAGTCAAGCCTTGTTTACAGGTGCATAGTGGCGCATACTTCATCATCAACCACTGAACCAGGAACAGGGACGGATTGGGCAACATATTGGGTACAAAATTCAATATATGAATTATATTTACCGTTTTCAATAGATGAAATATGGAATTTGAAGTTTGAACAATCGGCAGATACCTTGATAGTTACCAATCCTTCTTATCAGCGAAGACTAATAACCAGAACAGGCCACGCTGTATGGACAATAAGTACAGCAACGGAAACTAAATCACCACTAATGACCGAGAACACCACAACAACTACCCTGACGTTGTCTAATTCAAGTAGCGATACTTGGTTATATAAGGATGCTTCAGTGACGGTTACGGCTTCATCTGCCGTATTTGATTCGTCACACGTAGGTTCGGTATGGGGAATTAGATACAGGGCGTATGCGGCTAATTACAGTGGTACGTTACCATTATCAACCGACTATACAAGTGATTCATATAGAACTATAGGGGATTGGACTTGTACTATTAAACCTGATTCGTCAGCACAATTAGATAGCGTTCCTGTCTATATTGAAAAGTCTATTGATGAAGGAAGTACGTGGTTTAAACTCAATACAGTTTTATATCAGTCCGGCGATACTTCTGTTACGCAGATCACTGGTTCAGAAGACGATGAATGCCTACTAAGGGTTACTCACGCCTCTACTTCTGCCGACTATGGCACATATACCTTTGAAGTAACCGGGACTCAGATGTGGTGCTATTTCAAGATCACAGCATACACTTCTTCCACTGTAGTTACGGCTACATTACAGACCAACTTTAACAAAGGTGGATCCGCTTATAAATCATGGGCAGAGGGTTGCTGGTCGGATTATCGCGGCTGGCCTCGGTGCGGAACATTTTTCCAGAACCGATGGATAGCCGGAGGAAATTCATACGGCCCTAATAGTTATTGGGCCAGCACTGTTGATGATTATTACGAGAATGTTGTCTCAATAGATCAGGTAGAAGACGAATCAATCAATGATCGGCTCCCTTCAAGGGAAGTAAACGCCATAGAATGGTTAGTCCCGACCCAAGATTTAGTAGTATTAACGTCTGATAGCGAATGGACTATAAGCCCATCGTCAACATCAGGCGTTTTTTCATACAAAGAAAAGATCGTACACCAAAGAACAGCAACCGGCGCAAGTTCTAATTGCAAACCTGTTATAATCGGCGACTCTGTAGTATATCTCAAACGATGCTCCAATAAAGTCCAGGGGCTTAGTTATACTGATGCTAACGGCTATGGTTCAACTGAATTATCAGTTTTGGCTGACCACTTATTTACTGGCTATACAATAACAGACTGGGCTTATCAGCAGAATCCCAACAGCATCTTATGGTGTGTTAGATCAGATGGGGCCTTGTTATCATTCACCTACATGAAAGAACAAGACGTTTGGGCCTGGACTCACCACGTAACGGATGGCAGTTTCGAGTCTGTAGCCTGTATCCCTGGCGATACGCAGGACGATGTATATTTTATTGTTAATCGAACCGTTAATGGTTCTACTGTTCGCTATATAGAAATGCTTGCAGAGCGTGATGTAACCGATGAAACAACCTATATCGGTCTTGATTGTTCAGCAACCGCAACTCGAACAACCGCATCAACTTCAATTACTGAGATTGATTGGTTGATCGGTAAGTCAGTAAAGGTAATTGCTGATGGCGTAGACATTGGCTATAAAACGGTTTCTAGTACCGGGACAATCACCTTAGACAAAGAGGCTACAACCGTTACCGTTGGACTTGATTTTACCTGGCTGTTCAAATCATTGTCTATTGATTCCGGCATAGATCGTAAAAAAATTATTAACTCTGTTACGGTATCTGTTATAGATTCCAAGGGCGGTATGGCAGCGGCCGGTGAAGATTACGACTTTAAATCGCTACCATACAAAGAAACAGGTTTCTCTACTGAGGATTTAGTTGACGTTAATTTGAACGCCTCTTATGAAGATGATGGTCGAGTTGTACTGAAAGGGTCGGGAGCATCGCCGTTCTGGTGTATTGCGATAACTCCGAAGGTGACTAGCGGTGGAAATTAGAGAAGCAACAATGGATGATGTTCGTAATTACAAGATGCGTGATGATGACAAAGAAATGTATAGGCGCACTGGGAGCGAACCCGCCGAAGGATTAGAGTGGTCATTCCATAACTCTGAGCATTGCTGGGTAGCGGAAGATAAAAACAAGATAATCTCAATAGCAGGCGTAGGCCGGAACAGTATTGGCGGTACGATATGGATAATGTTTGCCGCTGATATTGAGGCATTGCCACTGTCATTCTTTAAAGAGTCTAAAAAGTATCTTAAATTTATGCTTGATAAATACGGCTATTTAGAGAATTTCGCAGAAGTAAATAAATTCTTCGTTATTAAATGGGCCATGTCAATGGGGTTTACTATTGATAAGCCCTTTTCTACTAAATACGGCACATTCTGTCGTGTACATATAGGAGGTGCTTAAATGTGTAACCTACAGCAATCGCAACAACTAAATCAAACGCCAATACCTAACATTTCGAGTGGAACTACAGTTTTAGACAATAATAGTTACCCTCTCGACTTTTCCAACAAGTACAACACACCACTAAAGCCAGAACAACAAGCGCAATATCAGCAATGGGTTAGCAAGATAGCTGTTAAACGTGGGTTTGACCCTACAGAAATGGCTCGCGACTACGATATGCAAGGATATTTCTTAAAATACGGCGGCAAAGAGTCAGATCAAGCTAATGGACATTTTACTGATGAATTTAAAAAACCAAATCACCCTACTTTTTCAAACGAAAGCCAATATAGCGGCAAGGATGGTTACGCTGGTGGGAAGTGGGCAGATAATGGTGACGGTTCGTGGTCGTTCACTCCGTCTGCCGCTACGGTTAAAATGTGGGGCAAAGATAGATTGAAGAAATATTGGGATAAGGCCGAACCGGGGAACAAATTAAACCTGCCGGAAGGGGACTAAAATGTGCGATTTAGCAACAGCGGCGACTATTGGCTCAACACTATTACAAGGTAGCCAACAATCTAAGGCATATAGCCAACAAGCGCAGATAGCCAACCAAAATGCGATATTAGCGAACAACCAGGCAAACCAAGTGCAAGTAGCTAAACAGTCTGAAGAAGCGGCTATACAAGAGAAAAAGCGGCAGACAATTGGCACAGCAAGGGCCTCTCTAGCCGCTAATGGCTCAGATACTGGCATGGGCACAGGACTTGGCGCTATACAAGATATTGCCTATGGGGCGCAAAAAGATATTGATAACCTTAACTATAATGCGGCAGTAGACCAGAACAACTACAAGCAGGTATCTCAAAACTATAAAAATCAAGCCAGCGTGTTAAACTCATATTCCTCTAATGCTATGACTGGTGCTGTTTTAGGCGCGGCAGCCTCTTATGGTTCTAGCCTATCACCGTATAAAGCTTCATCAACCGCCAGTACAGGTACGGACTGGTCAAACCTTATGAATCCTAATGGTAGCGTGAAGAAAACCAACTATTGGGGCAACTACGACTGGTCTAAGAAGTGGGGGTATTAGTATGGCGGTAATACCTACTTGGCAACCAAGCGTACAAAAACAGGCTGGCAGTATGCAACCTGTAACAGCGCCTATGCAAGACATGGCCGCGCCTGTATTCGAAGGGCTAAATAAAGATATAGCGGCAATAAAAAAATATCAAGATGAGCAGGACAAATACGCTGTTTCTACTGCCTATAATAATGCCCAACAGCAAATACAGCAGAACTTTTACGGGGATAATGGCGTGTTTACAAGGAAAGGTGCTAACGCTCTAGGGGCGGCGGCTACTGATACCACCCCAGCAACCCCGGATGTTAACAGCCAAACTTCTAGCATGATGTCTCAGATTAGAGATAATGCAATGAAAGGACTTAGTACTAAACAGCAACAAATGTTATCTGTGACGTTACAAGAACCTACCAATACCTATACAATGGCGGCGGCTAAGTACCAGCAACAACAACAGCAGGTGGCATGGAAAGAGAATTACGACTCAACCAATTCTACGTTGTCTAACGGCTTTTCCACCAACATGCTAATGTCAGCCCAAATGCCTGATGCAGACACTAAACAACAATTTCAATCGGCTGCTGACCAAAATATTAGAGATATGGCGGCTAACATAACTATATACGGCAAGCAAATAGGTCTTACCGATGCTGAAATTAAAGCCAATATACAAAAAGTAACCAACAATTCATTAAAGGATACGGCCTTAAATCTTATTACCGATGGTAATACCGATGCCGCTAAAGACCTTGTTGTATACTACCGAGATAAGATGGATGCTGATACTTATTCAGCAATAGAAGCAAAGCTTCGCCCGGTATTGGTTAGGCAAGATGCTACGAGTATAACGCAATCATTGTTTAATAAGCATGGGATTGATGATGAAAAAGGCGCTTATGATGAGTTAACTCAGCTAAAAGGCAACAGTCCCGACTTTAATACATATTTAAGCAATTTTAGACAATTTTATACCGACCAGCAAAAATTCCAAAAACAATCCAGCGATAAAAACTATGAAAATGTTTTTAGGCAAGTTCTTAGCGCTGGAAGTGTTGCCGGGATGCAATCAGTTTTAGATAATTCAACAAACCTCAAACCCAGCCAAATAGTTACTATACAAAACCATATTAATGCCGTTGATACCAGAAATAAACGAATTGCCAAAGGAACGGCTACTCCTATTGAAAAGTGGGCAGACAGATACGAAATTTCTGGTTTAGATAAAGACACTGAAACCATGAACGAGTATTACGAAAGGCTCAGCGGAATAAGCGATAACGGTGATAAAGAACTTACCCCAGCCCAACAAACAAAATATAATATGGCCTCAATAAGGCTTAACAAATATATGGCAATGAGAGGGCAACCTCAAGGACAACCAGAGCAACCGCAACAGGCCGCTAACCCCGATGCAGAAAAATATGATCGGTTATTCAGAGCAATAAAAGCTAAATATCCTGATGCATTAGATTCGAATATTTACGCTTATATGAAATATAAGCTCGGAGGTTAATAGTATGGGTTTCTTTTTAGATTTAATGGAGCTTTTTTCAACCAATTCTCAAAAAGCAAATGAAGCAATTCACGCCAGCAACGAGTATGAATATAACAAGGTTTCTGAGGCGGCTAGTAACGCGGGCAAGGCGTTTATGGATGCAATTACTCCTGACGTTAAAAGCCCAGAAGACGACTTTGTTGATGGTTTTGGCGACTTTGTCGATGGTTTTGGAGAATGGCAGTTCAAACAAGATCATCCCACGCTATCTGCCATAAAAGATTGGGGAAAGGGTATAGGGCAACAGTTTAATGACGCTAATCGTGTTGGAGTTCAAGCAGAAGGAAAAGTTGTTCAAGGTGTTGGCGATAGCCTGTATAACTATGGCGCTGGTGCAGTACAAGGATACCAAGAAGTTGCTAGAGAACAGAACGCCTTTGACGCTGTATCATTGTACGATTCTGCAACTGGTTCGTTTGTACCCAAAGAAGGGCACACCCAAGAAGAAGTAGATCAGGCAAGGGCTTTATTGGATAAAGCAAATTCTAACTTTAGAAATGAAACAGTATATCCCGGAATAATGGCGTTAGGCGTGGCGGCGGCTCCGTTTACTGCTGGCGGTTCATTAGCGGCAGAAGCGGCTTTTGGGTTGCAGACAGGTGAGGGAATCTATAAAGGAACAGAAAAGGCCGCTAATGAAGGGGCTGGCCCTATCGAAGCGTTAGGCCGTGGCGTAAAAAGTGTATGGCTTGACCCTTTTATGGAGGCTGTTAAAGACCCTGAACTAGGACAAAAGCTACAGCAAAATCCAGCGGCTACGCTTGCTAATCTAGCTATGGGAGGCTTGAACGTTGCAGTGCCATTTTTAGGAGCGTATGGAAAGCTTAGAGGCAAAACAGAAAAAGGTGCAGAAACAAAACCAGAAATACCACCACTGACTTCCGAATCCGAACAAAGTGTGGTAGATGGATTTGCCAGTTGGGATGGTAAAGAACAGGTTGCGGCTACAAAATCAGCTAGTGATTTTACCAGTACTGGCGATTCTAATTTAGACAGTTATATAACAGAAGCATCGGAAACCTATAATGTTTCTCCAAAATTATTACGAGCAGTTATTGAACAAGAATCATCCTTTAATCCAGAAGCTGGCTCTAACGCTGGCGCCTATGGCTATATGCAGTTAATGCCAGATACTGCCGAGTCATTAGGGGTTAATAGATTAGACCCAAGAGATAACGTTATGGGCGGTGCAAAATATTTAGCCGAACAACTAAAAAAGTTTGACGGTGATGTTGACTTAGCTTTAGCGGCATATAATGCAGGGCCAGAGGCTGTAAAAAAGTATGGTGGCGTTCCTCCTTATGAAGAAACCCAAAATTATATAAAAAGTATCCGCGAAAAATTAAACGGTGAAGATGTAGAAAGTTTTGGCCTTGAAAATTCGTCTACATCGGCAGAAAATGATGAAGCTAATGCAATTGCCTTAGATGGTGATGAAAGCCAGCCAGAAACCGAATATGGAACCCTAGATAGATACGGCGAAGGTTCGGAAGAATATAGTCGAGTTAAAGAAGCAGACGAACGTATTCCCGACGAATCGGAAGAAAAATCCTCGCCATTTAGCGGTGAGATAGGATTAGATGAAACACCAGAGCATATGGCCGCAATGAACGACACTAAAAAGGTACTTGATAAAATAGAAGAAGATAATGCCAAGGCAGAAGCTAGCCCAGAATATCAAGAAAAGCTAAATAGTCATATTGAGGAAACTAGAAAAGCTATTGAAGAAGATATAAATAGATCTCCTCTTTATAGTGCGAGCGATTCTCTTGATTTTAATTTGCAATTATTTGGCAAGGATGTTAAAGATGCAAAGGACATTGCTAGAAAATATTTATCCGATGAATTAGACGATCGCCAAATGAACGCAGTTGACCAGATTGCAGATCAGCACGGCTACACCTCTGGTGACCACTTATCCAAAGATATTATTAAAAATAAATCTAAGGCCGAAAAGATTACCTCAGACTTAGAAAAGGCTACTAAAAAATTCGCTAAAGATAATTTAGGCAATGATGAAATAACTAATACCAAGGCAAGGTCAAACGCAGGTACAATGAAAGCCGCCGCAATGGAGGCAGAAACTTTGCGCGGTATGGGTAAAAGAGAACATACCGAAGCATCTAGGTCAAAAAGTGAAGCCGCTATAAATAAGCGTTGGGCTGATGCTGAAAAAGACTTAATGGTTAAAATGGAAAAGGCAAAAGGTCAGGAAGAAATCAATGGCCTTAAATCGCAAATAAAAGAGTTGCAAAAACAACACAAAAAAGAAATTAGCGCCTTAAACAAAGACCATGCCGATTATGAAAAACAACGTAAGGCATCAGAGAAACAAGCGGCTAAAGAGGAAAAGGTTGATTTAAAGCGTGAATGGAAAGCTTCTAAGGACTGGCTTAAATCCGAAGAAGTTAGTCAGAAATTAGCCAGAACCGCTGAAACTAGTATTACTCACGCTAAAGAATATGCCAAGGCCGTACTATCTGGCAAACCGATAAAAGATGCCATTGATTATAAAGTATATGCCAAGCAAGCCCAGGATGCGGCAAGGCAATCTGAAAAAGCCTATAGAAAAGGGCTATATGAAGAAGCCGCCAAATGGAAAGATACTGAAATGGTGAAACATGCTATGGCAATTGAAGCTATGAACACATATAAATTCTTCTCTAAGCAGGAAAAATATTTAAGCGATGTCAAAGGCCAAAATAAAGATTTATTTAAAAAGGTAGACCACTTTAATCAAGCCGCCTCTTTATTGGAGAGGTTCGGCCTTGCGCGTAAAGATTTTGACCGCAAATCAAAAACAGAAAGTCTGCAAACCTGGTCAGAAAAAATGGATAATGAATTGGGAAATGTTAATATAGCTGATTGGTTAATGGATGAAGGAGTATCAGCCAATTATAAGGATTTGACTAGGTGGCAATTAAAAGACCTGACCGATGCTATTAGAAATATTAAGAAAGTAGCCAATGGCGAAAAAAAATCGCTGGCTGCTGAAAAGGGCCGCTTAATTTCAGAAATAAAAGACGAAATGTTGAGCGAATTAAAAGCTAATGTTAAGGATTCATATAAACCAAAGCGTAAAAGCACAATAGAAAATGCGAAGCGCCAAATGAAAGGGCTTGCATATGAATTAGAAACTATTGATACCATCGTTCGTAAAATGCAGGGTTGGGATACCTTTGGCTCTTTTGAAAAGTTCTTTATTAGGCCAGCCCATGAACGTGCTAACATGGAGAGCGTTCGAGTTAAAGAAATTACCGATAAAATCAAAACAATATTTAGCCAGTACGATAAAAAAGAATTGAGCAAAATGGATAAGATGATATACCGTGACGAAATAGGAATTTCATGTACTGACAAAGATTTAATTGGGATTGCACTAAATTACGGGAATAAGGGGAATCGGGCGAAACTAATTAATACTAGACCTGTAGACTTTACTGATGCTAAAAAATGGGACGAACAAACGGTTATAGACTTATTGCAGAACCATCTTACTGAGAAACAATGGAAAAGTGTTCAGCAAATAACAGATACTATTAACTCTCTATGGCCTGACGTTGAAAAGTTTAACATTGAAAGTAGCGGTTTCTCTCCTGCCAAAGTTGAGTCTTCGCCGTATACTGTAACTACCAAAGATGGTAAAACTATTGATATGGATGGTGGTTATTATCCACTACGCCAAGACCCACGGGGAACATTACAAGCCGCTCAATTAGCCGATAAACAGGGACCGTTATACAGTGAATTTAATGGCGGGGTAAAAGCTACAACTAAGAACGGCTATACTAAACAACGTACTAATAAGGATTATTCAGTAGACCTCGACTTATCGACTATAAACAAGCATGTAACCGAAGTAGTTCACGATTTGTATTTTAGAGATTTGGTTGCTGACTATAGAAGGATGATAAAGGACGAAGAATTTCAATCGTCAGTAAGAACTAAACTTGGGCCAGAAGGGTTAAAGGCACTAAGCGATTATGTTGTTAACGTAGCCAATGGCGAATCATATAAAAATGTTGGTATGTCCGGGTATGACAATGTAATGAACGGGGTTAGACGAAGGGCCGCTGCCGCTGCTATTGTAGGTAGGGTTGGTGTTATAACCCAAAACATGGCAAATATCGTGTTGTACCCTAAAGCAATTAAAGGGTTTGGCTATGGCGATGCAACATTAGGACTGTTAAAGCATGGACTATGTGACTATATACCTAAAGCATTGAGTTATTATCCGGCAGCATTAAAGATCAGAAATAATGTTTATGAAATGTCGCCGTTTATGCGAGACAGGGCTAATAGCCCAGATTATGCAATTGTTAGGGCAGAAAAAGAGATTTTTAATAAACTTGGTGTCACTGGCAAGATCGGAGAGTTTTTGTCGGGGCTAATGACATATACAGATGATTTAATTGCTGTCCCTATGTGGAAACAAGCATACCAAAAGGAATTTGCCCGGACTGCTGACCCAAAACAAGCTATATATTATGCTGATACTCTAATTAAAAGCGTTAACGGTTCCGGCCGGCAATTTGATTTATCACCATTTATGCGGAATAAAAACGGTTTTGCCCGTGTTCTAAACACTTTCTACGGTTTTATGAATGGTATGTACAATCGTTTTATCCAAGAAAAAGGAATGGTTGCAAAAAATCCACTAACTGGCTCGTCTAGATTTATGGGGTATATGGCAAGCACATTCGTAATATTCCCAGTAATAAGCGATATTCTATCGGGCAAATTGCCTAAAGAAGATGAAGACAAAAATAAATACTGGGAAAGCGAAATTTTATCTTCGCCATTGCAACTATTCCCAGTTGTTAGAGACTTTGCACCGATGGCACTTGATTATGCTATGGGGATAAAAACTTTTAGCAATAAAACTCCGCTGGTTTATACAGGGGTACAGGATGCTGCAAACATTGCAAAAAAGATAGCAAGCGCTAACGCTACAAAACAAGATGTAGCAGAATCAACAACAAAAGCAGCTGCATATTTAGCAGGATACCCTGACCAGTTTAATGCTTGGTTTTGGAATCTATATGACTATGCAGAAAACGGCGCACAACCAAAGTCCCAAGATGTATTCAAACGTATAGATAAAAACGAAAATACTGCTACCGCACTGAAAAAACATCTTCTTAAAGACTTAGATTCTGGCAATACTGCAAGCCTCGATGAAGCATTACACTCAGGCAAGATCAGTCGAGATAAATATGGTGAAATAAAGAAAGAATCCAAACTTAGCACGGCACAAAGAGAAGTAAAAAGCCTGCCAATTGACAAAGCCATTTCATATTACAAGAGTGCATCATCAGACGAACAAGCTAGCATTAAACCTATGATTAGCAAGAAGATAAGGGAAAAGTTGCAGAATCCAACTTCACTAACTCCTGCACAAAAGGACAAATTAAAAGAACAAGCGGCTATATTTAACAAATAAAGATACCAAAGGACATTACATTGCGTAGTGTCCTTTTTATTATGCCCGAAAGGAGGTGCATATATGGATGCGGCATACACAGAAGACCTGCCAAACATCATCAGGGGTACGCAATACGATTTCACATTCACCATCTATCTAAATGATTCGTTGCTAGATTTGACCGATTACACAGCAACCTTCTTGATAAAAGAATCATCAGATTCTGATACAGCGCTAATGACTCTGACAAGTGGTAGCGGCCTGACTCTTGGCGGTACAGCCGGAACAATTGAGGTAACAATTTCAGCCACAGAGACTTCAACCCTGGACGTAGGAACATCCTACAGTGCTCTAACCCTGACCACGAATAGCGTACCAGAAAGGCACGTGGAAGGGCCAATAAAAATTAGGAGGTAAATACATGGGTGATATAGTCAAGGTAAATGTATATGACCCTAAAACAGCAGTTGCCGCAGTGGCTTCTTACGCAACAACTGCTACGACCGAAGCAGAAGCGGCTGCGGCAAGCGCTACCACGGCAACCGAACAAGCAGCAATTGCCACTACAAAAGCTACGGCAGCGGCGGCAAGCGCAACAGAGGCGGCGACATATGCAACGGCAGCAGAGGCAAGCGCAACAAGCGCAGACTACAAGACCAATGCCTTGTTGCTGTCAGGTGGTTCTATGGCTGGTGCAATTAATGAATACTCTGCTACGCTGCCCAGCGCATCCACTATGGCAATAGGGGCGGCAACAGGTAATCTAATTATAGTATCTGGAACCACCACTATTGCCGGATTTGATACGGTACAAGCTGGCACAAAAAGAAGGTTATATTTTCAGTCAGCATTAAGCATAACTTACGGTTCTAGCACTATTGTCACACCCGGCAGCCGTGATCTATACGTCGAAGCAGGAAGTGAAGTTGAAGCTATATCATTAGGCAGCGGACTATGGCAAATATACTATTTTCCATTGTCGAAAACAGTATACAATGTCAAAGAAGATTTTGGTGCTAAGGGTGACGGTTCTACCGATGACACCACCGCGATACAATTAGCGTTTAATTCAGTCCCTACGGGCAACGTATTGTTGTTTTCACCAGGAACGTATCTTCATACAGGGTTAACATTAGCGAAGAGAATTAATGTTGTTGGCAGTGGTAAACTTTCAACTACTATAAAAAACACAGGAACAGGTGATGCTATAACTATTTCGTCGGGCATAGAGTATGGTACGTTTAGAGACATAGCCATTAGGGGAAATGGCACTACTAACTATGGCGCAGATGCTACAAGCGGAAACGGTATAGTTTTTAGTAATAATGCCGTTATGTGGGATTTTTGTAATGTTAGTGTCTGCTACCATGGGGGGTTTGGTTTTTATGCCTGCGGCAATGGCAACGTAAATAATATATATATTCACCATTCCCAGATAGAATATTGTTTAGGCGGCGGCGTTAGATTTATTCAAACTAACACATCAAACCAAATTAACGCAATCTATATTGACAATTGTAATATCGCTGGTCACGGTGGTAATGGCGTAGAATTGTGGGGGCAATCAACATCTGTAAGTCATTGTACAATTCAAGGGAATAAAGGTTATGGAGTTGTTTTTGATGCTGAGCTTGAACCAGGTAGTGATGGAACTAATAACCATCTTATAGCAGCATCTATAAAAGACAACTATTTCGAAAAATGTAATAAGGGCTTTATTTATGCTAGGGCTTATTATATTACTTCTACTTATTATAGATATATTTTAGGACTATCGATTGAAGGTAATTATGGGACCTTTGCAAAAATAACAGGAGATACCGTAACCGGTACAATATCATGTGTTGAAATCGCTGCACCGGGCTGGTATTCGTACTATAACTACCAAGTAGCTGGTATCGTTTATAGAGGAAATAGTTTTACTATATCGGACACAGCTACTTATATATTGAACTGTAATAACGTACTGAGCTGGGATAGTGTAGTTGAGATCAATGCCTTTTCTACCGCGATAGCTACAGGTAATTATTATGTTAATTTAGGGAGAGCAAAAACAAGTTTCACAAATCTCAATATTCCTGTAAGAAATACAGTTATTACTGGCCCGGTAGATTCAACCGGATTACCTGCAAACTTGTCAGCCGTTAGTAGTTCTCTTGCAATTAGTGAATTGTCAGGAAGCATGACAACGTGGGCCAATGGCTTTGATGAACATGGACAAGTTGACTATATACAATTATTAACATCTGACGTAACTAGCGCATGGTCATCATTGACAGCAAGTTCAACCTTGTATTTATACAAAACTCACGGCTCAACCACTAATACAATAACATACGGTTTCACAACAATTAAGCCGATCTACCAAGATTATGCGCCTAGTTCGCCGTCTAACGGTCAATGGTACTTTAATACAAAAACCATGATCGGATATTTATATAGTTCTTCATCTTCGTCATGGACGGTAACGCCGCGAGTTTATGTCGGCGAGTGTGTAACCGGATCGTCTTCAGTAACTAGTGTCACCTGTTACGCCTACCAAGGAAAATATAAAAGTCCATCGTATACTACGCCTGTCGCGGCAACGGCGGTATCAGAGAGCCATAACCTGGGGGTGATGCCGCGATTTGCTCAGGCTCGCTTGCAATGTATTACTGCTGATTTAGGACATACGGTAGGTGATGAAGTTGGCTCTTACTGTGCGTATGATGGAACATATATGTTACCTATTGCACCAACAGTTAATCGCTTAACAATAGGAGTAACTACCGGCAGTTCAGGGTTGTATGGAGTCAATAAATCCACAGGGGCCGGAGTCGCTTTAACCCTCGCCGATTGGGGATATGTATTCGAAGTTGAGAGGGGATGGTAATATGAGCATATCAATAACTAAAAGTTTCACAACAACCACGGAAACGACAACCACGGTCACGGCTACGGCGGTAGATATACTAAGCATCTTGGAGGACGTTGGCACTTCAACAGTTCAAGTCGTATGCCATTTCACACTATCGGATAGCACGACAATGGTTAAGACTTATTTAATTTCTAGCGATAACTACACCTCGTTAATGTCTGCCGCGCCATCATGGGCTAGTGGAAAGCCTGGGAATGATTACCGCAAAGCTGACCTGTGGTTTATCATTACCTACATGGACGCTGATTCCCCTGCACTATGGGTAGCATCAACAGCTTATGCTGTTGACGATATTGTCTACTACGGCAAAAACGTCTATACCTGCACCACTGCCGGAACTTCTGGCACAACCGCACCAACAGTCACCAGTGGTACAGCCACAGACGGGACAGTGACTTGGACATGGAAAGAATCATTAGGTAGTTAAGGCCATAAGGCCTATTTTTTATGGGGAGGGGCAGACGATGTGAACGAAATCAATGAAGCTGTTAAACAGTCTAGTATCCCTGTTACTGTGTCGACATTAACGTTTTTGAACATTCAATTAGCAGATTGGGTTTATATCCTTACTATGGTATATCTTGCCTTGCAGATTGTTTATTTAA